CGGTCGCCAAGTACCTCGACAGCCTCAACAACGAAGGAGCAAAGTAGCCATGCCGATCACTCACCAAGCCTACTTCACGGACGTCTACATCCTCGACGGCGTCACGATTGAGTTCACCTACACCAAGCTCGACGGCAACCGCTGGGCAGTCCGTGCCAGCATCAACGCCGGCTCAACCTACGCCGAGTTCTACAAGGCAACCGACGAGAAACCGGAGTCACTCGAGGAACTCTTTGCCACCCACCGTTTCGCCGTGTCGTACATCATCAAGAGCTGGGCAAATGCCGTCGCCCCAAAGGAGAAAAACAATGACTAATCCAAGTTTTGACCAAGAGGCAGCCGAGCTATTGCTTCGTGACTACTTCGAGATGAAAAGCGAACTCGAAGCCTACGAAGCCAACGTCGACGACCTGCGGCGCAATCTGCAGACCCTCGTCGAGGCGCTGGGGGGATCACTCAAAGTGGCCCACGTCGGTACTGCGATAATCACGCCGGAGTCAACGTCGCACAGCTACGATACGAAGATGATTGACGCCATCATTGCCAAGGCGCTCCAAGACGGTGACATCGCCACCGCCAAGGCGTTGAGCGACGCACGCAAAGAGACGACGCGCAAAGCGACACTGCGCATTACGGGGGTGAAGAAGTGAGCACAATTCTGATTGGCCTTGCTATCACGGCGATGATTATCGCAGTGTCTGTGACGATTACCCAGTGCTGGTATTGGTACGAGCGCAAAATCGCACAGTGGCACCACGAATGTATGCAGGAAGCCTTCGCCGACGGCTGGGATGCTGCGGTGCATATGATGGAAGAGAAGTAGACGCACGAAGCCCGCACGGTGTCACAACCATGCGGGCTTCGTACATCTGTTTTGTCGTTACGGCACAGCGCCGATTAAAGGAGATTATACCATGATTGAACGTCGTCTGATTAGCTATCGCCAAGTAGGGCACACCGAAATCTGGGTGCATCGCACATCACCCAGCACTATTCAAGTCACCACCTACGACCACATCGACAAGACCGAGCAGGTCGCAGACGTCACCACGCTGGACGCGGCAATGACGCAGGTGAGCGACGCAATCAGCCGTGAGTTGCGACGCCAGCAGGGGGAGGCATGAAAGAGAAAAAGCAGTACCTTATTGAATCGTCGACGAATGAGTGGTACACCCCGCACCACATCGTCGACAGCGTCAAGGCGGTGTTTGGTGGAGTGATCGATTTAGACCCCTATTCATGCGCCGCCGCCAACACCATCGTGGGGGCGGCGCACTACTTTGACAAAGAGCGCGACGCTTTCCTCGAAGATTGGCCAGTGGTCAACAACGTCTTTGCGAATCCGCCCTATGAGCGCAAAGTGATTGACCGCTGCGTGACTCAGCTGATTCAGTACCGACGGCGCTGGACGGCGACGCACTTCCAGATGGTCGTGCTCGTCAACGCAGCGACGGAGGTGTCGTGGTTCTTTGCGCTGATGACGAATTGTGACGCCGTGTGTTTTACGAAGGGCAGGCTCGAATACATCCGCGGTGCCAACCAGGGCAAGGCAGGGAATCCGCGCGGTCAAGCGCTGTTTTACTTTGGCCACGACCCCGAGCGATTTGGCGAGATTTTCTGTAAGCATGGCTATATTTTCCTGAATCAAAACTGACTGAAAACTCGTGCCAAATTGGTGGCAAATTGGTCTAAAAACTACTTGACACGTCAAGTAATTGGGTGTATACTAAGGTCAGTTAGGAAGCAGTAGCACAGAAAGCAACGAACACCATGAACAGCCAAGAATTCCGCCAAGCCGCCCGCACCACCTTCGCCCTCGCCATGGATGCCTACTACGCCGTCAGCAACAACAACGACGCCACCATGGAGCAACTCATCGCCGCCGACGTCGCCAAGACCGCAGCCGACGCCCAGTGGATTGCCGACCAACACACCGCCAACACGATGGCACAGGCTGAGCTCGACGCCGCCACCGCCAAGGGTTGCGAAGAAGTGGTCGAAGTGGTCAGCGAAGAAGTCGCCAAGCCAATCACCGCCGAAGTCAGCGCCACCCTCGACACCAGCGAAGTCTTTGGCACCGCATGGGGCGCCGACGGCCAAGTGCTGAGCTACGACGAGACGGTCGAAGCCATTGCTACCGGCAAGGGGTGGTTTGACCGCCAAGGGCGCTGGGTCAACAAGGCGGGCTGGGAGAAAAAGCACGCCGGACTCGGCGCATGGCTCACCGCTAAACTCGCCGAATAAACCCACAAAGATCTTTGGAGCCCTGCCAAGGCGGCGGGGCTCCACTAAGGAGGAACAATGCCACCCACTCGCCAAGCCCTCAATGAGCGCACCGGTACCACGCAGGTAACGCACATCCTCACACCGGAAGCCGCAGACACCCTCGAAGTTCTCAAGGCGCGGCTCACGGAGGAAAACAAAGGCTACTTCGTTAGTACCTCGGAAACCATTCGCAGGGCTATCATGTACATGGAATTCCATACCCGCAACAACAACGCAAAGACAAAGTAGAAAGCGACGCAATCATGAGCTTCGACCAAGACATCAACGCCTTAGGATTCACCCCCGACCATGGCGATACCGATCCCTCCGACGGCTACCCACGCATCATCTGGCTAAGCACCACCAAGACCGCCGGCGTGGTCGGCAAGTTCTACGCCAAGCAGGACGCCGTCGGCGCCATGCGTGACCCGTGGCAAGCCGTGGAGCGCTTCGACGACGGAGCCGGCTTCGAGACGTCACGGCTTAAGATTGTGCCGATTCGTAAGCGCAGCCAAGCCTACACCGAAGTGACGGTCAACGGACTGCGTAGTAAGACGTGGGAGCCACACTACAAGCCCAATGCTGGCATGCGCATCTACACCGAATTGCTGTGTTTCGTCGAAGGCTACGACGACCTCGTTGTCTGGCCAATCAAAGGCCTCGTAGGGCGCGCGGTCACTGCCAAGACCGGCAGTGTGTTTAGCGATGCAAAAGCGGTGTTGGCCGAAGCCAAGAAAACGGCGACCGGCGCAATTCCGGAGTTTGCGTTTTGGGTACCGATATCGTGCCCCATCGGGCCCAAGGGTAAAGTGGTCACCACGTCGACGGGCTACGGCTCCGACGTCGTGTTGCCCCAGTATGACATCGATGTGGCGACGATTACCCGACAGACCTGTGTTGACCTCTACGTCGGCAAGGCGATGCTCGCCAAAGCGGACGCAGCGTACAAGGCGTCGGCAGACTGGGCGAAAACGATGCACACCAATGAGGCGCCGACGGAAGGCTTTGATATGAAGATGGTCAGCATCGAACACAACGTGATTAAGCCAATCGAAGACGATATATTCTAGAAAACGTCAGCGCCCTGCCGGTCAGAGTGATCGGCGGGGCGTTTGCATAGGAGAGACACCATGCCACGTAGTTCTATCCTCAACAATCCCGGCTTTCGCATCGCCATCCTCGATGTCAATCGCAAGACCGCAGAGATAGCATTGAGCTACGGTATTGCGGAGTCGTACTGTCGCACATTGCGAAGGCACTGGGGGCGACCGTGTCAAAATTACTTGCCGTATGGCTACGTATCAAGCGGCGATTGGCAACGCAACCTCGAGTTAGTCAACGATGTCCGTACACTGCGGGTCAAGGAGCTGATGGCAAAGTATCAATGCTCAATGCCCAGTGCCTGCATGATGCGGTCGCAGCTTGGCATCACGGTACCGCAGGTTATCCAAAGTAAAGACTTTATTGACGCCGTCAAAACAAAGCCGGCCAAAGAGGTTGTGGCGTTGTTTGGCATATCGCAGGCGATTGTGGTCAGAGAGCGACGACGGCTGGGCGTCTTTAAGCCGTCGATGCGACTGAGTCGTAACCCGAAGTTCATTAGCGATTGTCTGAGCAAAAAGACGAAAGACGTCGTGAAAAAGTGGAAGTGCACCGGCGCCTACGTGCGACAGATTCGCATGCTGGCACGACGGAAAAACGTCGAGTAGCCGAGGAATCCTCGTCAACTGCCGAGCAATCCTCGGTGGTTGACGTCGTTTTGCAATGTGGTATAATCTACTAATCACCATTGAACGGAGGACACAATGCCCCCACGCGAAGACAAGCCGACCAAGCCACATAAGAACATGGGTGTCTATATGCCAGCCGACTTGGTTGCTGCATTGACCCGCATGGCCGACGCAAAGAAGATGACCCGCAATCACTTGATTGTCACGACGCTGACAAAGCTGGCACGCAAGTACATCGAGGAGGGGAAGTGATGAGCTACAAGATTTATCTGATTAAGCACTTAGACACCGACATGAAGTACGTAGGGATCACCGGCGCTGATTTGCCGACACGCTGGCAACAGCATTACAACGATACCAACAGCGCCATATACAAAGCATTGCGCACACAAGGTCACCGCATGACCATGGAGCTACTTGAGGAAGTGGCCACGAAGCCCGAAGCCCTCAAGCGTGAGCAAGAGTACATCCGCAGTCTTGGCACTGCCATGCCGAGCGGATGGAATCGCCAAGTCGCAATACTGCCAAAGCCAAAACCAAAAAAGTGGATAGAAAAATCTAGTGATTTTACTACAGAATGGCAGGGCAAAGAGGCGCTGCAATGTCCATCATGTAAACATGCCACCACGCATCAACACGAAGTATCGGTACACAACAATGATATAAGTATTTCTTTTTGGTGCGAACAATGTCATAGTTTTGATAATTTGTATAAAACTGAAAGCGCATATCCGCCACTATTTAAAATCCTCATCTACCAACACAAAGGGGCAACACTTTTCGAGACGGTGTACTACATCGAGGATGAGTCATGACACAATCCACCGCCGACAAAGTAATTGCCCAGCTCCACAACGTCAAGGCGCGGGGGAATGGTGAGTATCGCTCATCGTCTCCCCTGCGTGCGGGCTCCGACAGTGAAGCATTCCATCTGACCATCAAAGACGGTGAGCACGGCACATGGTTTGACCACGTCGCCCAAGAGGGTGGCTCGTTGTACACCTTGGCCAAGCGTATGAACATTGAGCTACCGAAGCTTGCGCCCACGACCGACACGACCAAAGCGAAGACCTTTGCCGAGTTCTGTGCCGATCATGGTGCAAGCGAAGAGGTATTCCGCAAGGCGGGCTGGACGCCGACTACCCGTGGCGCCGTGCCTGCTATTGCGTTTACCACGGACACCGGCACACGCTACCGCATGCTCAGTGGTAGCACGAAGTACATTCACGGCAAAGGCTATACGTCATCGTGGTATAAACTCAAAAATGCCCTTGCCATCGCCGAAGCGGGCGGCTTCCCATTGACGCTGTGCAATGGTGAGGCGTCCACCGTGGTAGCGCAGGCGCTAGGCATGCCCGTAACGTGCATTACGGGAGGTAGCGAACGAGAGATACCCGAGAAGCTTTTAGAGTCGCTCTTAGAGGCGTATAGGGGCGCTATCGTGGTTGCCATGGATTGCGACACCAAAGGAATTAGCGCAGGACGCAAGTTATACAAGCAATTAACCTCTGTTGGTTACGTCGTGACCGTGGTTGATATGAAGCTGGACGCCAAGGGCGACATTGCGGATTACTTGCGCCTATGGAGCCCAGCGGAGTTTTACGCATTGCCGCATAGCCTCAGCGACGCGGTCGAATATGTGGCCGCGTTGCCTCGCACGGTGACCGCTGCAGAACTTCAGCAAAAAGACGTGCCACCGTTGGAGTACATCATTGACGACCTCATGAGTACGGGGTGTTATTTATTGGCCGGTGCGCCCAAGAGTCGTAAGAGTTTCTTAGCGCTCCACGTGGCGCTTAACGTCGCCCAAGGCAACCGCGTCTTTGAGCGCTTCGACGTGGTCAAGGCGACGGGTGTACTGTACCTTGACCTCGAGATGAGTGAGAACTCGGTGCATCGTCGGGTGGCAGGGATGATGCATGGCAGGACGTGGCCAACCAATTTGTACTTTGGTTTTGGCGATGATTGGCCATGGCGAGGAAGCGAAGCGGGGGATCAGCTGGAGCTATGGCTAGATGCGCACAGCGACGTCCGCGTCGTGATTATCGACGTGCTGGCACAGTGGAAAGAAGCCGTTGACCCACGCACGCCGGTGTATACCGCAGACTACGATGCACTCAAAAAGATTCAGCGCATCGCCACACGGCGCAATATCTCCATCATCGTGGTGCATCACACCAACAAGACCCGCATGGTCAAGGGCGACAATCCCTTTGACAAAATCAGCGGCTCCACCGGCATCCAAGGCGCCGTCGATGCCATGTGGCTACTCACCAAAGACCCCGAGAATCAATACAACACGTTGCTGCAGATGGTTGACCGCAACATCCACGACACCGACAAAGTAGAGCTCACCTGGGACGACTTCCTCGGTGCCCATGCCGTTGACCCAAAGCTTCGCTTATTGCAAAGTACCAGCGCAGAGCGACGACAGATATACGACGTGCTCGAGGTGGCTGGCGTCGCCATGACGCCAACAGAAATTGCGGTGGAGATTAGTAAGACACCGGAAGCGGTGAAGAAGTTACTAAGTCGTTTAGTACAGGATAAGCTAGTAGAAAAGACAAGCTATGGTCGGTATAAGTGTTATACAAATATCAGTCACTCTGGTTACTCTAGTCACTCTGGTTACTCTGGTTACTCTGGTTACTCTTCTGATAATGGAGAGAGTGACCAAGAGGAAGTGAAGAGTAACCAAGAGGGACTAAGAGTGACTGAGAGTGATTCAAGAGTGACACCAGTGTTTGAGGCATTGCAATCATCTGAATCAACCAAGAGTAACCAGAGTGACTGTATTTATAAGGATGAGATATTGCGCATCATCCGCAAAGGGCCAACACGGCCGGAAACTATATGCGCAATGATTGGCCGACGTGAAATATGGGCGACCATCAAGGCCAGCATCAACACCCTACTCGACGCCGATGTAATTGCATGGCATGAGGACAATGAGCGCCTCACCGCCACGACGTAAAAAAAGGAGTACCCCCTATGTTTCTCACTGCGCCCACGATGATGCAATGCTTAGTCTGCCGAGGCCGCATCGATGCCAAGACACCGCATCCCCAGCTGTGCTTGGTCTGTCGAAGTAAGGGCGAGCGATCCCTGTTGGCATCGTTGCACCACGACGTCGACCGCTTGGCCCATGCGTGGGGCAAGCTCGTGACACCCGAGCTGGAGCCACGTTTTACCAAGATGCTCGAAGCGGCGTCCGACCTTGATTTGCCGATGACCCGGTTTCGCCGTGACGATGCGGTAACAAAGTTTGGGCAACGGGTCATCAAGACGATTGAACAGCAGGACGCATTCGCCGCCTTAGTCAAGGCGTGGTGGATGCACCGCATCCGCAAAGACGACCTGCGTGCGCTTGAATTACAATTAGCCTGGGCCAAGATTCAGACGGAGGCAAGCGATGCGCCACAAAGCAAGCCTTGACGCCAACCACACGGAGATTGTCGCCCAGCTTCGCCACATCGGCGCGACGGTCGTCGACTTGGCCAAGGTCGGCAAAGGATGTCCTGACCTACTCGTCGGCTGGCGTGGCAAGACGTACTTGATGGAGATTAAGACAAAGACCGGCCACATGCGCGCGACGCAAGAGCAGTTCTTTCGGAGTTGGACCGGTGGTTATATCGCCGTCGTGCGAAGCTTTGACGATGCGTACAATGTACTGACGATGGAGGGGCTATGATCGAACTACTCCTATACCTCGCCTGCAGCCTAGGTACCTGCCATGTCGAGCCACTGATGGTCACGCCGGAAGCCGTCGCCATTGCGACGTGTGAATCAGGCAACACCGTCGACCTCGGCACCTACTCAATGACCGCACGCAACCACCGTACCGGCGACGGTGGCGCGTGGCAATTCAACGACGCTACCTACGTCTGGCTCAACGGCTACGCCAACGCCGAGCTAGACACGCCGCAGAATCAGTACGATACCTTCGTGTATCTGTGGGATGACGGTGCCGGCTGGCGACATTGGGCGGCGTCGAAACCATGCTGGACAAAGTGGCTACGAATCAATAGCGAAGACAAGGCGGTGCAACGTTGAACACCGCCACCCTCATCGCCGTCACCCAACCCGAACAAGATTTGAGCGTCGAAGAGTTCATTGTCTACTGCGCTCGTGTGTCCAACCCCGCCAACCAAGCCAACCACGCCACGGCGCCAAAGCTCATGCGGTATCTGATGACGCATGGGCATTGGTCGCCCTTCGAGATGGTGAGTGTAGTCATGGAGATTACAACGACGCGCGACATTGCCCGCCAAATTTTGCGCCACCGATCATTCAGCTTCCAAGAGTTCAGCCAGCGCTACGCCGACCCGACGGAGGCGCTGGGCTTTGCGCTTCGTGAGGCACGGCTTCAAGACAAAGCCAACCGCCAAAACTCCATCGTCAGCACCGATAGACAGACGTCGCTTACGTGGCAACAAATCCAAGACAACGTGCTCACTGAGGCAAAGCTTGGGTACGACGCCGCCTTGGCCATGGGCATCGCCAAAGAACAAGCCCGGGCGTTGTTACCCGAAGGGCTCACCGTGTCCCGCCTCTACATGGCGGGGTCACTCCGCAGCTGGCTTCACTACTGCGACGTCCGCACCAAGCCAGACACCCAAGCCGAACACCGTGCGGTCGCCGATTCGGCATGGCAAATCATCATTGGGCTATGCCCATCACTAGGAGAGACGAAGTGATTCAAAGTGACAGCGAAATCAAATCCATGATTGAAGCCGGGATGATTGAGGGTGCGGAGCTAAACCAAGTCCGCACCGGCGTCATCAGCTATGGGGTAACGTCGTATGGTTACGACATGCGCACCGCCGACGAATGGCAGTACTTCAATCACGACAGCGCCCGCGTCATCGACCCAAAGCGTGGTAACCTGCATGAACTTATGACCGCCACCGTCGCACCGCACATCAAAATCCCGCCCAATGAGTTCGTCCTCTGTCGAAGCGTCGAATACTTCCGCATCCCCAAAGACGTCCTCTGTGTGGTCGTCGGCAAATCGACGTATGCACGGTGTGGCCTCATCGTCAACACCACGCCCCTGGAGCCAGGCTGGGAGGGTCACGTCACCATTGAGCTAAGCAACACCGCACCCTTGCCCATCAGAGTGTACGCCAATGAAGGCATCGCCCAAGTACTGTTTTTTCGTGGCCGACCCGCTGCCAAAAACTACGCAGATAAACAGGGCAAGTACCAAGGGCAACGAGGGATTACGTTGCCAAAAGTAGAAAGGTAAAGCGATGCCAGACCCACGCAACGCCAAGGCGGAGTTCATCGAAGAAGTCGAAGGAAAGTCGGTGCTATGCGCTGACATTTTGTATGAACGTTACGACGAAGAGCAAGAAAAGTACATACAAAAAGAGTGCCAACTACCCTATGCCCACAGCCCCGCAACATATCACGCATTTTTGCAAAGCCTCGACTTTGTGTACGATGCGGGCTTTGGCGGCCAAGAGTTATACGGGGTCATCTGGTACGCCGATGGCACGTGGTCGTCACGCTATGAGTACGACGGAAGCGAAGAATGGGCACATCGTCGGGCACCGGTGATTCCTGAGTATTTAAAGAAGGTGGAGCGATGATGACCACCACGCTTTTCCGTGCGCTATTTAGACTGCAATGCAGGCACATCGGAGGCGTGGTGCACTTCGTCGCCTTGGCTACGCTTCGTCATGAACGAGGCAGACGCTACCGCTACAAAGAGATGCCTGATGGCGTCATGGTACCGATTGCGTCACGGCGTAGTCGCTACCGTCGTCGGGTGAAGTTTTCACGCTGGGTACACAACGCCCACCACCGCTTGTCCGGAGCAAGTCGGCGTGGGCACGGCGGCAACGTTTTCAAGACGAGGACACGCAAAGTGAATTATAGCAGAAACAAGGTGGAACGATGACTCACACCCTGCACCTCGGCGACTGTCGCACCGTGTTAGCCACGCTTGACGATGCAAGCATTGACAGCATCGTGTGCGATCCGCCGTACGAACTTGGCTTTATGGGCAAAACGTGGGATAACACCGGTATTGCCTACGACGTCACCGTGTGGCAGCAGTGCTATCGTGTGCTGAAGCCAGGCGGCCACCTCATCGCCTTTGGTGGCTCACGGACGTATCACCGCTTAGCCGTGGCTATCGAAGATGCAGGCTTTGAGATACGTGACCAAATACAATGGATTTATGGAAGCGGATTCCCGAAAAGTTTGGACGTATCGAAGGCGTTGGATAAGCAACGCTACGACCGAGCGCAGACACTGGAGGTCACGGCGTGGATTCGCCAAGCCCGTGACAATGCCGGACTGAGTAACGCCACGATAGACAACGCCTTTGGTACGAACGACATGGCAGGGCATTGGACGTCGCAAGCGTCACAGCCATTGGTGCCCACGCTTGACCAAATACCCGCACTACTCGACCTCTTTGGGCTGACGCTGGACGACGTGCCCGACGACGTGCGGACGCTGATTTGGACATTGAACGGACGCAAAGGGCAACCGGGCGAGGCGTGGCAGCAGCGCACCGTCGTCACCGAGAAGCGCGAGGATATGTTCGGTGAGTATGAGGTGAAGGACGTGCGAGACATGGTTGATGCAAAGAAAGGCCGACTCGGTATGCCGTTGCAACAAAATGCAAAGCACCAAGTCGCCATCACCGCCCCCGCCACCGACCTCGCAAAGCAATGGCAGGGCTGGGGCACAGCGCTCAAACCTGCCCATGAGCCCGCCGTCCTTGCACGGAAGCCACTTTGTGGCACGGTGGCAGACAACGTGACAGCGTGGGGTGTCGGTGCGCTGAACGTCGACGGGACGAGGATTGCGGCGGATGATGCCGGACGCTGGCCCGCCAACGTCATCTTCGACGAAGAGGCGGCGCTTTTACTTGGTGAGCCGTCACGCTTTTTCTACGTCGCCAAAGCGTCGAAAGCGGAGCGGGAAGCGGGGTTGGATGGGATGGAACAACGTGTCATTGATGAGCGTGATAAAAGTGGAAACATCCTTGCATCTGAATGGCGTAATGACCCAAGGTCGGCAAATGGCGGATATGAAAACAAGCCGACGCAACCCCGTGCCAACCATCATCCCACCGTCAAACCCGTCGCCCTCATGCGCTACCTCGTCCGCCTCGTCACCCCCAAGGGCGGCAAAGTGTTAGACCCGTTTATGGGCAGTGGCTCCACCGGGTGCGCCGCAGTCCTCGAGGGGTGCGACTTTGTCGGTATTGACATTACGCCGGAGTACGTGGCGATTGCACAGAAGCGCATTGCGCATTATGCGGTTGAAACACCGCTGGAGGGATTACTATGAGCCAGCCAATCCGCCTACCGATCAATGCGCCGAGTTACAGCGCCGGTGGCGCAAATTTCTACATCGACAAAACCGGCGCCATCTATCAGACATGGGTGGGACGCACGACCACGGGTGGCGAATGGGGAAGCCACGTCTACCGCACCGCCCCCGGCGCTCCCTCACAGCTTCTCTTTTTTCAGCCCAGCATCAACGGCTACCTCGAAGTCATGAATAAGCAGTTATGGTTCGGCTACTGCGATGCCCGCGGCGCTCAGTGGCGCTTACTCATTGACGGCTACATTGACCCAAGCGACACGCCGTCGAGCGCCGTGGTCAACGTTGACGAAGCGCAGGTTGCTGGGCTCAAGCAAAGTATTAGCACCGCCCAATCAACGGCTGACAGAGCAAGTGGCACCGCAACCCGAGCCACCCAAACCGCAAACGATGCCAGCAACGATGTCCACAACCTCGCCGTCACCGTCGCCACGTTGCAAGCTCAAGTCAATGCCCTGCAAGCGCAAATGCTGACAAAGGCGCAAGTGGAGGACATCGTCTGGGCGAAGATTTGGGATGTCAACTACTTAATCCGGCTTGGCTTTATCAACGGGTCATCACCGATTCAGCAAGTCCAAGACTATCTTGTCGACCTTGCCACCTACATCAAGCGCATCGTCAAACCGTGATACAATAAGCCTTGCATGGGTTTCTCTCCTTGACATGCACGATGCCCCCACTCAGCCCCTACCTGAGTGGGGGTGTCGTGTGTACTTGACACCCCCCTGACAATTAAAGTAGGAGGTGATATGCCATACCCTGTTGATACTGTGCCCGCCCTCAGTCATGGCGGAACGCGTGCAATGCCACCCCAAGTTATTGTTCTGCATCACACCGGGTCAAGCGGAACACCACAAAGTCAGATTGCGTATCTCCGCAGTAATCCGCGTGGAGTGTCGATTCACACCATTATTGCCAAGGACGGACGACGCACCCGCATGGTCGACGACGACCACGTTGCCTTTCACGTCGGCTACAGCGTCATTGGAAGCTTGGGCAATCGAAGCCCCAATGCGATGAGCCTTGGTATTGAGATTATGAACAGCGGGAGCAAAGCCGTGCCCGATCCCTATCCGCATGCCCAAGTCGACAGCGTCGCCGAGCAAGTCGCCATCTGGTTAAAGAAGTTTCCAAGTATTCAGATGATTACGCCGCACGCCGGGATTGATACGCAAGGCAAGTATGACCCCTATGCGTTTCCGTGGGATATCTTTTGGAAGTTACTGAGTGTACATATGGGAGTGACAGGATGACGGTGCCGAGTTTAGAAGTAACCATCGCAGAGATTAGCAAAGACATCAAGTACATCATCAGGCGCCTCGAGGAAGGCAACGCGCGCTTTGAAGTCATCGAAGCGCAACTTGCCGAACACGAAAAGCATATCCAACGCCTTTACGGTGCGTTGGCGGTGGTCGCCTTTGTGTTGCCCTTTATTGTCAAGATGTGGTTAGGAGTATAACGATGAAACCATGGTATGAATCAAAAACTTTGTGGGTCAACGTCCTCGCCTTACTTGCCATCATCATCGGTACGCTCACACAGTGGCCCGAGCTGACCAGCGTCTATCCGCAGCTGACCACGGCGCTTGCCATCGTGAATATGCTGTTACGCTTTGCAACCTACGAGGCTATTGGCAATGGCCCGAAGAGCTGACATCACCGTCAACCACGCCAAGATTGAAGACCTCATTGAAGCGGTGATGCAACTCGGCATTATTGAGCATGCCTGCAAAGCCGTGGGCCTCGACCGCAAAGCCGTGTGGAGACTCGAGAAGTCTAATCCGACGCTTGGCGTACGACTCATGGAGGCTCGGCGCATCGGCGTAGAGCGACGCCTCGAATACCTCGAAGCCTTGGCGTATGAGATGGCGCCGACGAATCCGACCATGGTTATGTTCTTACTCAAAAAGCTCGACCCGAGTTATAGGGAATCCTACAATGTCACTTCGTCCACTACCCCTACCAACTACGTTATCGACCTCAGTCTCCCCGCCGGTGACGATACGCCACACGACGCAGACGACCGCCCAGCGGAGATTCTGGGCTGATTCTGCGCGCTTTCGTATGTTCATCGGCGGTCGTGGCAGTGGCAAAACGCGGGCTGGCGCCGTCGAGGCATTGCGCCAAGCGGAGGGCACGACGGGGCTCATCATTGCCCCTACGTACCCGATGCTGAAGCTTGGTGCCATGGAGACCATTCTCAGTCTAGTCGCATCGGCAGGCATCGCCACGGCGTGGAATAAGTCGGATAAAGAACTGCGCTTGCTGGGCAATCGCACCATCATCTTTCGCAGTGCCGATAATCCCGACGCCTTGCGTGGCGCCAACGTGTCGTGGCTATGGTTAGACGAAGCGGCGATGATGCCAGACGATGTGTGGCCAACCGCCATCGCTACACTTCGCCGTGCGCCGGGTCGGGCATGGGTCACTACGACGCCACGGGGCAAGAATTGGCTATACGACGTCTGGCATCGTGGCGACGCTGACTACACCGTGACGCAAGGCAAGACGACGGATAACCCCTACTTACCCAGTCACTTCGTCGCCACGCTCAAAGAGTCTATGACAAGCGAAATGTATCGCCAAGAAGTCGAAGGATCATTCATAGACCCTGTGGGCGCCATGTTTCGTCGGCAATGGTTCAGCGTCGTTGACCGTGCGCCGCTTGGTCTGAAGTGGTCGAGATACTGGGATTTAGCCGCCTCAACGAAGACCAGCGCAGACTACACCGCATCGGTGCGGGTGGCACTGCATGACGGCGTGATATACATCGCCGACGGCATCCACCTTCGTGCGGAGTGGCCAGACGTCCGCAAAGTCATCACGACCACGATGCGAAGCGAAGCCGACACCACGCACGGCATCGAAGAGGCCTTGCACGGCCTCGCTGCTGTCCAAGAATTACGGCGTGACCCTGCGCTTGTCGGTGTACCATTCCGAGGAATCAGAGTCGACAAAGACAAGCAAAGCCGGGCGATGCCCTGGGCGGCGCGTGCGGAGGGTGGCGCAGTCAAGATTGTGCAGGGGCAATGGGTGAAAACG